GTTGTCGTGGCAGTTAACGAACCACTGCGTGAGTAGGCACGGCTTAAGGTACACGTGCCCTGGCACGCGGATGTCTGGCGACGCTAACACGTCGGTAGGCAATTCGCTGCTAGCGTATGCGTGCGTGCGAATGGTCGCACGCGCCGCGCGGCTCACTAGGTGGGATTGTTTGGTCAACGGTGACGATGTGGTGGTCTTTCTGCAGCGTTCTGAGTTGCCACGTTTCACCGCAAACGTGACCGACGTGCTAGCTGGCGTCGGACAGGACGTTATAGTAGGGCCGCCATGCGACCATTGGACTGAGGTTGTCATGGGCCGTGCCAAGCCCATTCTCGGTGTGCGAGGCTATTTCATGGGTCGTGATCCTTTTCAGATCATGTCCACTGCTTTCGTCTCCCACAAGCACTACCATGAACCGATCGGTGGCTTGCGTGCCATCAAGACCATCGCTCTCGGTTTGTTGGTGTTGTACGAGGGTGTGCCTGTCATACAAGCTTATGCCAGGTCGATCGTTGACAAGCTCGCCAATTATAAGACCATGGAGGGTGTTTTAGATGACGAGACGGCTCGTATGGTAGATCGCGCTCGGTCAGGACGCGATTGGGATCAATGTGGCACTTCACCGATATCCCTGGATAGCCGTCTTGCGTATTACGCAGCCTTTGGGCTGTCTGCTGACCACCAGCGCTACCTGGAACGGCAAATGGACGATTTGGTCGTGGACTTGAATGTCCAACATTTGCCGGCAGCTGCGTTGAGTGGTGCCAGTGGGCGTATCTACCTCACCCACTGGTAGCGGGCGTGTTTTGGCGCCCATTGGATACCACGGTCGTGCGATTTGGGGGAAGCCGCTTATCTGGTACGTGGCCGTCGTGTGGATCCCGCGGCGGCGCTGGACCTAGGGGACCGACTGCTTTGCAGGGCGCCACCCTCGGGCAGGGCAGCACGGCGTGTTTCCGGTGGATTGCTCGGAGGTGTGTTCGCCGGTGTCCAGGCGCAGACGTAGCGCCGGCGATGCAGCCTGAAGGAGTG